AAACCAAGACCCACTAAAAATGATTTTATTACTTCACCACCCATAGTGCTTACTCGTTTGCCTTATCCAATCTGCGCTGGTTTTCTTGCTTTACATCCAGCGCCGCATTCATCCGAGAAATCGCTTCTAAGTCAATTCTTCCATCTAAGAGACTTTCGTATAGGCACAACCCCTCAACTACTGGTCTCATCAGCCAATCCTCACCCTCACCCATCTCCACCCACTGCACTGGGTGTTTGGAATCTACTTGCCCCCTGGTGAAACTTGGGGGAGCAAATCGAAAAAACCTGCCATGTTAAACTGGAGAGCCCTCCCCGCAACCTGCAACAGCACCTGTAATGGTAGATCTTGGATCATCATCAATTCACCATTCGATAGTCGCGCCCAATTACCAGTGGGCATTTGTTGCATCTCAACTGCCGAACACAGACCAAGTAAAACAAGATTGGAATCAGCGTCTGACAATTTAGCAAACCCATTCATGAGCGGCTGCGCGAGCTTTGCTATCGCTTCAAACTTTTCCTCTTCGGTGCCTTTTTTATCGTCAACATTTTTAAGTTTTTGAGCAGCAGGAATTAAGTCACCCAAGATAGGTGCCAAGCGTCGCACAATGTGAAACTGCTTAAATGTATCAATCTTGTTTAACTTAAATTTCCTGCCACCAATTTCAAAATCTCGTTCGTTCATTTCGTTCTACCTTTCGTTATTGGCCTGATCCTAAAACAGAGTTTGCAGTGATGGCATCAAAAGTCCATTCCATCATGCCGCCTTCTTTTGCGTAGGTGATGGTGGGTTTCTTTTTGAAAGCAGCACTCGTGATGGTGTGGAAATCCCCACGACCAGAATCACTGACCACAAAAACATTTTGCCCCCAAAGAGCGGACGAAACAGATTGTGCGTCGTAAGCAATCATCAGAAGTTGATTCTGAGGAGAGGTCTTAAGCAAACGAACAGTCAGCGTACAGGCGTTATTTGCCACCAAAGAATGCTGTCCGGTTCCATCAGCACCAATGGTCATTACGTTTTTGTCTTCGTTTGCTTCAATCGTTATGCCTTCTTCAGCAGCGCCTGCCCCAGCAGCGAGATTGGCAGCAATGCCAGGTCCCACCATTTGGCAGCTAATATTTAGAAATGAGTAAACCATTTTTCAATTCTCCTTTTGATTACTGATTGAACGTGACAGCGACATCTACGGTTTGAGTAGAGCCTGCAAATTTAACAGCTGTTTGGAAGGCCACAGACTTACGCGCGGCGCGATCGCTTTCAGATTGCAAAGCAACAGGTGGTGCGTAGATATAGTATCCGTATTTCAGATATTGACCTTCAATGAGTTGTCCGAATCCAGGTGCATTCCAAACACCAGGGGCAGCAACACCATTGGTGACTGCTTGCTCGCACACCGATGTAATCGCGTTGGTGTATTGGCTCATACCTTGATCGGTTTGTGCAACTTTCGTGGTCGAAGTGTAGTTCACATTGAACACAGCCGTCTGACATGCGTTTTGGAACCAATCGATATTGAAGGTTTCGTCAATGAATACTGGGCCAGCCATAGTCCCATATTCCAAAATCGAAGTGCCATTATCATACTGAACAAACACGTTGCAGCGCTTAGCTTGAAGCGTATTTGCTTGCTGAGTGGTAAGAGCTTCAGCCGCAATTCCAGGTTCTTGCTTATAACAAAGATCGATTGCTGTATTGCTGCCAGTGAAATCGACAGTGAACAGTCGACCAAACATCGAGCAAACCGCATATGGGTTGGTGCTGCAATACTGGGTGAAAGTCTGTTCATATCCAAGCGCCATGAGCTCTGATGCTAAGTCATTACTAACAACAGATGACAAAACATTGGTGTTTTGAATCGTGACACCAAACATGCGGGTGACTGCGTCTGCCTCAATGAATGGAGCAATCGCAAGATTGTCAGAATCGGTTGGCATCACAGAAGATGCGAATGCAAGCCCATACCAAGCGGTAGAAATCGCATCGAGCGCGACAACTGCTGCAAGAGCGGTTTCAGCGGCATAGCCAGGCACCAAAGGAAGAGCCTGAGCTGCGGTCAAACCAAGCAAGCTTGAAACATCTTGGCCCGAAGCGGGCGAAGTTGCGTAGCTTACGCTTGATGCATTCACACCGCCAGATAGTGTTGATCCAGAAACCGCGATTACAGAACTTGATTTTGCAAGGGTGATTGAATCCCCTGCCGTTCCAACAGAATTTGAAGCGACAGTGACCACATCGCCACTCACCGAATAATTAAGAACAGTAAGCCCAGCATTGCTTGATGCTTGCAAGAAAGTCAGAAGATTCACAGCCGATGTTTGTGCGTTTGACCCAATGAGCACTTCATTACCCGTTGGTGATGCGGTCACAAACTCAATTGAAACGCCATTGATCGTAACAGTGTCAGCATTTGCTGGTGCAGCACTAAAAGTAATCGTGCCAGAAGCTTCGGTACCTGCGCCAGTAGTTGCGCTTGTGATTTTAAACTGTGAGCCAGTCCAGATACAAGTACCTGCGCCAGAAAGAGCCGTCGTGATTGTTGAGGCAACACCATTCAAATTAAGAGCGGTTGAAAAATTCATTGTGAGTGGAGTCTTTGCAACACCATCGATGGTGATATCAAATCCACCTGATGTGATTGCTGTAAAAAGAGACAGTGCAGATTGTGATGCCGTAAGAATTGCGCCTTGGAGTTGAGCAGCCGTCGCTGTGCGCAACCAGCGCCCAATGCTTAAGCTTTCAGGCTGTGGATTTTGTTCGAAATAAACTTCAGCTGCCAAATACTCAGGGGCAGTCGTGCTAAAGTCACCACCTACATCGGTGATGCTTGAATAAGAACGAATGCGCTCAAGCCCGCTGATTACATTCGAATCACCTAAAATAAGTAGATCATTGAAGCTTCGTCCAACAGCGCCTGCTTGGCTCAGTGATACAGATACGTTAACTAATCTCGATACTGGTAAAGTCATTTAGAATATTTCCTTTCAACTGTTTACGCTCCAAGGAACATTCTTTGTGCCTTGGCTTAAATTACCCATGATCACTCCGCTTGCTGACACCAGTGGTAAAATCTGGTAACTGCGCAGAATTTCACGTCTCAAAAAAACACTCATTTCAAATCTCTCAATCCAGCGTTCATTGACGAGATCAGGAACTTGTAAAGCTTGATTAGTGCCTTTAAACCCCATGTTTACTGAACGAAGCGCTTCTAAATTTTGTCCTATCTGAAATCCATCCCGCACAATGCTGGAATATTCAGCGGCATTTGGGCCATAAAAAGAACATTGGATCTCAAGTTCCTCATGCCGTTGCATGGTGTTCACATTCGTTCCACCACCCGTGAGAGTTGCACCTGAAAGTGTAATTGCAGCCCCATAGCTTGCAAGCGTAAAGGAATTGCCCGCAGTTCCCAAAGCTACTGCGGTGATCGATACAACATTTGAGTCAACGGAGTAAGATGCGGCTTGTAGGCTCACGTTTGAGGATGCTGTAAGAAATGCTCCGAGATTAACAGCTGTGGCCGCCGCTGTTGCACCGATCAATACCTGATTCCCAATGGGTGAGGAAGAAACAAAAGTGATTACAACACCATTCACAGTGACGGTGTTTTGAGGTTGAACATTCTGCATGTAGTTTTCTGGGTTCGCTATAATCTCAATAAACCCGCTCGCATTCGTCGATGGGATAGTCCCAACATATGCGTTTGCATCAGGTGTGATTGATTGCACTCCGACGGCCATCCAATCTACGCAAGCGTCGGGTTGTTTTGGGGGGTTAAGCTGCCAGCGTGGGAAAACCAGATTGCCAGGCAGCCCAGATAGACTGACAAATACTTGCTGAAGAAATTCTAAGAAACTTAAATTTGCAGGAAGCGGTGCACTTGGTGCCGGATATAAATAACCACCGCTTGCTGAAGTGTTTGCGGTCAAAGTGTTGGCCTTTCTTGAACGCACGTGCCTTCACTCCAGCCTGCTCCCCAGTTTGTCCAATCAAAAACCATTTGCACTGCATAACGAACACCACAAGATACAATAACATCTGGATATTGGCAGGTGCCGTCCGAAACGATCTTTCCTTGAATCCAAAAACTTTTCACATTCGCAATACGAAGCGCATCCGGCAGTCGTTGAAGTGTTTTACCGGAAATAGGTTGAACACAGCCGTAAGTTTGGTAAGCAGTCTCTTGCAAGCTATTTTGACCAAACTCATTCACACAAGGCTTTCTATGGATGAGCACCAACTGATCAACAAAATCAGGGTCAAGGAGAATGTCGCTGACTTCTATCTGCCCCATAATGTTTTCACCACGTATGTAATTGCGTTTCTAAGTTGTCCGGTAACAAGTAAAGCTTTCGTACCTTTAAACCCAGACTTCGTAAGATATTTGCGAGATTTCAAAGTGGATGCAGCTGGCGCATCAATTCCATCTTGATCATTGATAACTTTTTTAATTGAGTTTGAGGCGATGATGCCCGCGCGCTCATAATACTGTTCAAGCGCTGCTGGTCCTTTACTTAAAACATTTTGGGCTGCAAGTTTAAACTGTTCTGCAATGGCAGGTTGAGCATTTTTAATCCCGATCGCCATTATGGGACGAGGGGGAATATTATTGGCTGGGGAACCGAAATTGTTGATAGCAAGTAAAGCAGCATTAGAAATAGGGCTATTGCCATTGCGCTCTTTATCATCTTCTGGGATCCCCACAAGTACCGAGTCATGTTTGAAACGCTTGATTGCGTCGTTAAAATTTTTAGTAAAATCAGAAGTCACTTCCATGAATGGCTTCATAGCTGCACACATCCTGATCCAAAAATGCGAGCAAGACGAATGAACTGTTTACCGTAATTGGTTAAATTCCAATAACCAGCATCTTTCTCAGACGTAGACGTGGTGTCATATGCAACAGTTACTGAGCCAACGGTTTTAGAATTGGCAAGACCTGATGCGCCTGGTGTTCCACCAACCACACCCGCTTTTTGATTCTGTGCTGCAAGAGTAATTTCGTGCGCAACATAAAGATAAATTCCCATGTTGACTTGTGTGCCCCAGCGGCAGGGGTCTACTTGGATGACAGCAAACGATGACCAAAAGGCCAGCATAGCATCAGGATAACGCACTATATCTGCAAACTCTGGGAAAGCTGCTCGAAATAGTGCGTTATCCATCTGCCTTAGCCTTTACTTCTTTGTGATTGTGAAGCGGGCTTCGCCACACCTTGTTTTGGTTTTTCAACTGGTGCTGGTTCAGAAATCGAACAAGCCCCATCATTCACACATGCTTTAAAAAACCAATCGGCAGCTGCCGCATCAGGCACTTCGTGAATGCCTTTTGCGTACAGCTTGCCTTCAATGATTCTTGGGTACTTGAATTGTACTTGCATCGTTCCTTCTTTCTTTAGATCCCGTCCGCGTACTGAACGGTTTCTGGGTAAACGAATTCAACGCCGCCGAATGCCCACAAGTATGGAGCGCTGAACATGATACCGCGATAATATGGGGTTTCACGTCGGATTGGCACCATTGGGAAACGGACACGATTTTCTTCGTTCGTGTAGCAGACCATACGATCCGCGCCCGAAGCTCCGCGACCAGTCAACCACTTGAGCGGCTGAATGTTCAGAGCCTTACCGTTAATACGAAGGCTGATGGAATTGTCTTCCAAAAACTTCAAGATCGAAACGCTACCAGCAGTGCTCACAACAGCAGACGAGATTGCAGCAAACTGAGCAGGTGGAACACGAAGCTCGGTTGGGCAAACAGCAAAGCCTGAAGCTGCCCATGCAGATTCAACCAGAGTGTTAACCTGTTGAAGAATAACGTTTGGAGTTGCAGCAGCAATTGCAGCAGCCCAAGTCCCACCCGAAACGGATCCGGAGGTGACTGAAGAGTTATTCAGAAGACCTGTTTGGGAAACAGCGGTGTCACCGATGTATACCATTTGGTCAATGTTCATCTGATAGACAATATTAAGAGCGTCCATCTTCTGAGCATCAATAGGTTGACCCAAGAGCTGCGAGCGCTCAAGCTCAGGAGAGCTATAAGCAATTTCGCGAGCAAGCAAGCGGAGTGGAGTCACAACGCGAGTGCCATCAATCGAGATACCAGGAATCGCCGTTGCTTCGGGCGAGATCCAAGGCATCGATCCACCAACACCAGGGGAGTTTACGCCATTACCTTGGCTCAAACTTCCCGATGCTGCGAATGCCGACTGAATGAAAGAAGTACTTTCATTACTCATCGTGATTCCGGAACGGAGTTTAATATCTCGTCCCCAAGTCACCGAAGTGAGCGGCATATAAAGTCGCTTGTCCAAATTATCTAACTGGTTAACGTAGAACGCTAACGCCGAGTCTTTTGTCTTAAATGCTTTTCCCATTTTATTTTCCTTATTTCCTTTCAAAAATTACTGAGCAATACGGATTTCAGCGTTGCCCGAAGCGTCGACGCCGTCAGAAGCCCAAGTGACGTTTCCAACCACGGTGCCAGTGAGCGCAACGTTGTTCCCACCGTTCGAAGTGGTTTCAAAAGCGCCAGCAGGATGCCCGCTCGATGCAGTTTGAACGATATAAACCTGAGCTCCACGAACCGGAGTGCCAGCATTACAAAACACGTTGATATAACCACGATCGCAAAGACCTTGTGGTTCCGACGTATTTGGCAAGAAGGTATTCACAGCTTCATTGGTGCTAGAGCCTGAAATGCCAGGGACTGCACGAGCCAAGACACCAGCAAACAAAGATGCAGTGTCAGCTGCAACCATTGGGGTAATCCCGCCAGCCACATATTTCATTGCCACGCCATAATTTGTTGGGAATGGGGTGACCAACATTGCAGGTTCAATATTCGAGACATCCGGACGAGTGATGCTTCCTGGTACGCCGGATGGTGGTGCATATAAATAGCTAGTCATTTTATTTCTCCCTTATTTCTTTCCGGCCCACAGAGCCGCGTTTAATTCGTTCATTTTTTCAGCCGTCATAATTTCTTTCGTATGATTAAACTCGTCGAAAGACTTTGAATCCTTCGTGCCAGTCAAACCATTACCGCGTTCACTCTTCAGCACTTCCGATGCAGCGATGAAAAGAGTTTTCACTTTTTCAGCCGAATCAAAAGTTGGCTTACCACCAGTAAGAGCATCGATAACTTTTTTGCCTTCTTTGGTTTGGTAAGCAGCCTCAAGAGCTTTCTTTTCGAAGTCCTTGCCTTTGACTTTCAAGCCTGGGGCAAGAATTTCAACGCGCGAAGCAGAGTCACCTGTCATGTCAGAATCTTCAAAGTCGTCGTCTTCCGACTCATCATCGTCTTCGTCCTTTGACTCATCTTTTTTATCTTCGTCTTTCGCGCCTTTTTCTAAAAGCTTAGCGACTGCGGCTTCAAGCGCTTTCAAGCGCTCTTCCATCGACGCTTCGTCATCTTTGGACTCTTCTTTTTCTTTATCTTCGTCTTTCGAATCGTCCTTTTTTTCTTCTTTTTCTTCATCCTTGGATTCGTCGTCTTTCTTTTCAGACTTATCTTCATCCTTAGGCTTGTCTTCTTCTTTTTTATCTTCGTCTTTAGACTTACCCATAGAGTCAATTTTCTCGCCAAGATCTTTCACCATCTTTACGAGCTCATCATAGGCGCCAGCATCTTTTGCTTTGTCGTCTTTCTTTTCTTCAGCCATTGCCTCATCGATAGCTTTTGCACCAAACTTGGCGCGAAGCTTTTCCAATACCTTTGCTGTCATAGTACCTTCCCATTTATGATCGTTAATTGCGTAGGAGTTGCCTGCGCGTCCTTCTTCAACGAGTGCAATGTGATTTCCAACAATGTTGAATTGTCTTCCTTCACCCTCACCAGTTTGCTCGTACTCACATTCGTACCCGCAAGAAACCTCTCGCAGTCCGTTTTTTACCAACTGAATTGCCATCTTTTCAGTGATCAAAAGATCAGCAACTAAACATTCCTCACCGTCTTCATCTTTTTCATCACTCTTACGAACATTTTGTGCTGTGCCTTTGGTGAGATCACTCCAGTTATCTGGAGCAACAAAATCTTCAGGGTGTTTGATGGTGATGGATTTGCCTTGGAACGACGCGATGGTTTGAGCTCGAAATACTTCTTTCGGATCTCGATAGACGTTAACCGTTCCATCATCTCCGACCTTGAGAGGCGTTTCGCCTTCACCATATTTTTGCCATCCAGTGCGAGCAATTGGTACAGCGATACAAACCAAATAACCCTCAGGCGTTTCAGCAATGTTCTCTGACAGCCTTGTCGGAGTATAAAATTTTGCCATTAACGCGAGACAGTCCCCATCCTACAAAAGTAAAGTAGAATTTTATTCCCGCAAGCGGATAGTTTTCTTGATTATTTAAGTATCGTCAAATTGAACATCTTGATAGCAACGGCAATTTGGAAATGTGCCAGCGTGTCCAGTAGTTCCATCAATGAGTGTGGGAGGTTTTGAATACTCGACATATTTGCCATTCATCTTAGCGTGAGATTCTCTTTCTGCTCCGTCCATTGTGGTTCGCCATATGTATCCCCTAGCACCAACATTCTCAGCGCGCGCTTGAGTGAAAGAAGCGTTCGCTCTTGCCACTTCAGTTCGAGCAATCAACATCGCTTGTGATTCAGAAACGTTTGTTGATTTAGCTAATTCTTCAGCAATATCGCTAGCCCTAGTCCCATTGTAAACCGCTTCGAGCGCTAATTTTTGAGCGCGCATCCCTGCGCGAGTGGGAATTGATTTGATCAACCCTACTTGTTCATCCATGAGTGCTGTTGCGAGGTTTCGAGTGTTAACTGATTCAGAAGCGTTCTCTCGTAAAAGTCTATGAATCTGATGCGAATCTTTCAGCATCTCTTTTGTTTTTGATCTGTAGGTTTTCAGATTCGCTTTGGATACTTGCTCAAGCATTTTCTTAGCTTGTCTCTTTGCCCACGGGTCTAAGAGCTTCGAGTAAGCTTTCAAAGCAGCTTGCATTTCAGGTTCATTTTCAATCTTGGCACCATCCACATGTGCATCAATAATGTGGCCTGCGTGACGGGCCACTTTGCGTAGTGAGCGCGCAAATTGTGTTTCAACAGACATTGATGGTTTGAACCAAGTGCGTTTTGGTGCCTTAATCACCATTACTCACCAATGAAAGCTAAAATCTTTTTCTGAGCTTCACTCATTGGCTTACTGTCTTTGACCTTAACAATAGGGGGGAACTGCTCAACAGGGATTGGTTTCTGGGGTGGAAACCAACTGGCTGTGAACCTCCTCCACGCAGAATCTTTTGATTTTGGAATGCTTGGCCCTGCGCCAGGGTCACCTGTTTTATCATCTGGATCATCAGGCTTTACGGCCGATGGGTCTAATACGCTTTCTGGTGTGGGGGGCTCATCATTCTCAGCTTCTTTGATTGCCTCATCACTGATGTGCGTGAAGATGCCTGAGGCGCCAGATATTTGCTTAAGCTCATTCATGGCTGTAGCATTATCAATCAACCCTGCAGAGTGAGCTTCTAAAATAGTATCGGTATTTGTTTTTGCAATCGTCGCTTTATCAAGGGCCGACATCTGCCACAGTGGTGTAAACGTGAATGAGAAATCATCAGGGAGCGCTTCACCCGTCATAGAGCGCCACATTACTTTAAGCACCATCTCCATCGCGTTCCGAAGGGTTGCCTCTTGCTTTGCATTAATCGTGTCGTAATAAAGTCTGATGTCTGATTCGCCAGTAGCGCTCATTCCAGCTGGTGATTGTCCGAAAAGTCTTACAAGTGGAATCTGTGAAGCACCCGATACCTGCTGCCCAAATTGCATGAGCACATCTGATAAGCCCGCAAATGAATAAGCAGTCGATGTGAATACATCGTTCTTATCAAGCAGGGTGATACCTTCATTGCTTTGGAGCTGCCTCATCATTGCAAACATTTCAATCAATGCTTGCTGAGCAGGGCCACCTGCCGCCAGAATTTCTCTTAACCCATCAATGCCCACAGTGCGAAGTTGCGCGCGTGTGATCAAAGAGCCCGCACCCATCGTTGCAGTATCAAATGCAATGAGCCTATCCCACATACGCTCTAAAACTGACTCTCCCCACATCTGCTCAGTGATCGCTTGAAAAAAAGGCAAACGAATCCCATCCATACGAATGCACCGCGAGTGGTGAACGCGCGTAAAGCCGCTTAATGTATTTGCTTCTTTTCCGGTAGGTCCTCTACCTGGGTCATTCAGATTACTCCCAAGAACGATGTCATAATATTTTGGAAGACCCATGTCAGGACCTGAATTGATAAGATCTTGGAGAGATGGATTTAACTGCCAGCGATCGTAAACCACGATGCCTTGGAATTGACCCTTCGCAACCGTATCAAGATCAATTGGGGTTTTTACGTCTTGGCCTTTAATTTGGAGAACACCAATAGCACCACCATACAACCTACCCCATTGGATGTCCTCACGAAGAGAATCCCAAATCTTAAGACGAGACATGAGCACTTTAAACTCAGGGAGTTTCTCAGCCCCATCATTCGTGTTCATGTCGATACCCGCACGAGTCATATCCTCAGCAATGGTGTCGATCACTTGGCCTACGATCCAAGATCCACGGTAAGCTGCTTCAAGCTGCACACGATTACGAGTAACTAAATTTAACTCGTAAAATCCTTGAGAAAGAAGATTGTTACCGCTTCCAAAACCAAAGGGGCTTACGCCAATTCGTGCAGCAAAGTTTGCAAAACTGTCAGTCGTCTTCTGAGCATCGCCTACTTTTGTTTCATCTGATTTCATGTATTTCCTTTAAAATTTGGATGCATTCATTTCCCAAACCCTGAGTTTATTGCCGGATCCTAAGAAGTCAACAATGCCATCAAGCATTGGGTCTATCTGGTCATCGTAAGTGTGAGTGTCATCTGCAGTGAACGCTTCACACTCAGCGATAAAATCATTTACGAACGGCGCATCATCCGGCACCAAGACTGAGCCTGCCTCCATGTAACTTTGCCCATCCATCACGCGAGTGAGCTTATCTTTGGATCGCTCAACACCATCAACAGGGATATGCCCATCGGCTTTAATTTCTTGAATCAATCCAGTGCCTGAGGATTTATCCTCTACTTTCATCTTAGTGAGCGCGCCGTGGATATCGATGTCCATTGCTTTATGTTTATTCCAAAATGCGATCGCACGACGCTTCAATTCTGGCGCTTCCCACTTACCGCGAATGAGATCAAGCAGATACATTTTCTTATCATCACCTAAGCCCCAACATTCAAAAACCGAATAGTCATTGCGCTCTTTCGTCTTTTGGGCTGTGTCAGCGTAAATTCGGCGTTCTTTCAATTTTGGTAACATTTTATAACGTGGGAACCATTCGCCTCTGATGATGTTGCCGCCGATAGCTACTGGATTTTGTTGATATTGCGAGGCAAATACATGGCGTGAAATGCGTGATCCAGACTTATCAGAGCTTGAGCCCGTCTCCATTTGCTCAAGCTCAACCAACTTTTCCTTCCTCTCCCAGTAAGATACGCGAGTGCCAGGCTGATGGTTGATCATCGCATGATATTTTTCTGGGATGAGCTTCATAGCTTCATCGTCAATAATGGCTGGGATCACAACGTGCGTCCAATTACCGCCGACGTTGCCGTTCTTAATAAATCCGGTTGGATCATTCTCAGCAATCCGCTGCATGACAACAATGATTGGTGTGAGTGGATTTGCCTTACGAGATTTTACAGTCGTGAGTAGTTTACGATTCGCACGATCAAGTTTCGTCTTGCTGAAGGCGTCTTCAGGTTTGAGTGGGTCATCGACGATGATCGCTCCCTGGAAACCATCGGCCATATGACCTGCTCTGAATCCTGTGACTTGTCCATCCAAACTTGTCGCGTACACGCCTCCTGCGGGTTTGCCGTCTTGCACAACGTTCCATCGCTTCTTTGCTTTTGTGTCATCTGCAATGGCAAGTGGCCAGAGTGCTTGGTACTCATCTGAACGGATGATGTCACGAGCAGTTTGGGAATTGAGCAAAGCAAGGTCATCGGAATAAGACAGGTGCAGAAAGCGAGCGCGAGGATTGAGAGCCAAGCCGCGAGCAATAAGGTTGATAACGATGAGCTCAGTCTTCGTACCACCTGGTGAAACGTTAATAACAGCGTTTTCAATCTCACCATTGATCACTCCCTGCACCACATCACTCATCCAGTGATGATGCCAGTTCACGATGAAAGGTTGATTCTGCCTATATTGAAAAAACAAACGTGTGAAGTGTAAATGCTCCTGCTCGCACAATTCACGATGAATTGCCTCTCGTTTACTTAGCATCTATCTCTTCACGAGCAAGCCTCACCTCTTCAGCGATTTCCTGTTTAGTCATTGACGGCGCACTATTGTTGATTGTTATTTGTGGCGTATCACCTTTAGGTTTACCGACGATCCGGTCTAGGATTACGTTCAATGATGTTGCATCACCTTTATTAATCGCATTGATCGCGATCGAACACACCCATACTTTAAACACAGATGATTCCGGATTGTTTCTAATTTCCTTTAACCGTTCAAGATTGCCTTGCAAGATGAGCGATCCTACTTCTGCAATTTCTGCGTAGGTTAGTTGTCTCATCGCTTTTAAATCTTTGTTGTGAAGTTTGGCACCAAGGGGGTTTCCGGTTTGCCCTTTTTTAAATTTCTTAAGATTTTTTTCGTTTGCCATTAGTCTTCACTGTTCTGTCACTGCATAGTGTTACTTTTTTACCTGTGAATTTCTCCCAGCGTGCAACGATCACATCGCAGTAGTGTGGGTCTAATTCCATCATGAAACATTTTCTATTTGTTTTCTCGCAGGCAATGAGTGTTGAGCCTGAGCCGCCGAAGAGATCAACTACATTATCGCCGGACTTGCCCCATCGATCAAAGAACCAAATGCAAAGAGCAATAGGCTTTTGTGTTGGATGTACACGCGTTTCATTTCGTTCTTTTGCCGTAAATCCAGACCAAAGAAATCGAGCCAGCATTCTTTTATGAGGCTGCTTTGACCAGCACAACTCAAAGCCAGTTCCAATTGATTCATCGAGGTCATCTTTCTTTTTATCCCAGACAACCCAAGCCCCGCCTTTTGGAATATGCTGGCAGTAGTAATCTGCTCCCCAAAGGAAAACCTCTTCACAATAATCAAAAATCCCAAAAATGATACTTGGATCAAAATCCTGATCGTCTCCTAAAACGGGCTTATAAGATTTACCAACTACGCGAGAAGTAACCGCGTAGTTGGTATTCAAATTTATTCCATAAGGCGGATCGGTAAAAACCATATCGGCCTTCTCGCCGTTCATTAGTTTTTCAACAGCTTCAACTGAAGTGCTATCACCACACATCAGCCGATGACCGCCTAAAGTATAAATATCCCCAAGCTTGGTACGAGGTGTGACCTTCTCAGGAATTTCGTCATCGTCACACTCTCCCTGCTTCTCACCACCATCGACCGTGAAATCTTTAATACCTAAATTATCGACATCAAAAAATTCTGACAGTTCAGGGAGATCTAAACGAATGGCGTCGAGATCTAATTCAGCCCATAGTGCAATTGCATTGTCTGCTTGCAAGAATGCATATTCGGCGTCTTTTGATTTAAATTTTTGGAATACAACCGGAAATTTTTTAATGCCCGCTTTGATTGCAGCAGCTTGACGGCCGTGACCTGCCACAATTGTTTTTGAAAGATTTGAAATTATGATCGGGTGTCTGACACCATGGTATTTATAAAGCGATACAAGCCTGTCAATTTGTTCTTTAGAGTGTTTATTTCGATTTTTCGGATGAGCCTTCAAAGACGCAGGATCTACAAGCTCGTCATACTTACAATGAATATCCATTATGCCTCGTTCTTAGTATATAGTGAACGGTGCAAATAACAAATATGTCAAGTAGAAAACTACTTAAATCTATCTCTTAGACCTCTTTCCAGCCTTTTTTGTCGCAGTCGTGAAATTAAAAAATGAATTGGAAAGAGAATTACATCTATTAATAACCACATCCCGAGCACCTCCACAAGTTGGGCATGGCTCGTTCGATTTTCTGAGTATCTCATAGTCTAGCGCTTTCCGAAACATTTCTCCCACATCAACACCAAGGGCGTGGGCTTGTTCCATTTTTGATTCATCCGCTCTGAACCCGAATGTTTTAAGAGGTTTTGATTTCATTTTTTAAAGCTCTTTGAATAGTTGTGCTGTGCACGTTAAGTTCTTTAGATATCTGTCTGTAGGTCAATTTTTGAGATCTTAAAGCCTGAATATCTTCATAGTTTGTATTTCTTGGGCGACCTAACTTAATACCTCTAGAGCGCGCTGTTTCTAATCCCTTTTTAACACTTATTGATTGCTTAAGTTTGTGTCTGGTTTTTAATTGAGCAATTGCAAAAGCAAGTCCCGTCCATGGAAACTGCTTTTCTAATTCTTGGAGAATGAACGCACTGCAACTTCCACAAAGAGATAACTCATTTGTTTCTGAATCTTTTTCTTTCATAGGCATAGTGCAAGTTCTACAACTTGTATTTCTCCAACGATTCATGATCAACCATTGCCTAAAGGTATAGGAGACATTGGTACTGAATTTTTTCCAGACGCACACAAAAACTTAGAAACACTAAGTTCAAGTGTTGCGCTATCTAAAATAGATTGAGCAGCTTTTGTAATGGCATTTGTTCTTTGTGGATTGCTTTTTCCAGAGTTTAAAGCATCAAGCTCATCAAAAATAAAATCTCGCAACCCCACAGAAGATCTTACAATTGGTTTTTCTATATTTTTATTCATCATACTATTTATCTCTCGTTCGGGGTTCATTTAGTTGTTTTAGACTACCCCTTAAGTCTAAAAAGATATTTTTCCTAGCCCTATACTCTGCATTTCTTCTGGCACC